ATATTATTACTGATATTCCAATTATTCATGGTATTCGCAGACCAATCCATTGTATTCATAGCGAGGCCACCTCTGGTTAAACCACTGACAGTAACTCCTCCACTTTCAAGATTTACTGTGCCACCAACCACCAGATTACCAGCAACCCCAACCCCGCCCTTCACAACAACGGCACCAGATGAGGTACTCGACGAAATCGCCGTGCTATTCACGTATAATCCACTTCCGAAACTGACGTCACCTTTTACGTATAATTTCGAATTCAGACTCACATCATTCCCGACGAACAGATATCGATTAAGTGAAATGTCGTTGTTAAAAGTACTGCGACCCGTAACGGTCAATCCACTACCAAAACTCACATCGCCAGACACCTTTAATTTCTGATTAAAACTCACGTCTCCACCAACGTATAATCGAGTATTCAAACTGACATCATTCCCGACGAACAGATAGCGGCTAAGTGAAATGTCGTTATTAAAAGTACTGCGACCCGTAACGGTCAATCCACTACCAAAACTCACATCGCCAGACACCTTTAATTTCTGATTAAAACTCACGTCTCCGCCAACGTATAATCGGGTATTGAGGCTCACATCATTCCCGACGAACAGATATCGATTAAGTGAAATGTCGTTATTAAAAGTGCTGCGACCCGTAACGGCCAATCCACTTCCGAAACTCACATCGCCATTCACAAACAATTTCGAATTGAAACTCACATCTGAACCAACAAACAGATATTTACTGAGAGAAACGTCATTGTAAAAATTACTTTTATTGGATACGGTCAATACCCCCCCAAAACTGGCATCACTATTCACCGTCAATCCCTTTGCGAAACTTACGTCGCTATTCACGTATAATTTCGCATTAAAACTCACGTCTTCCTTCACAAACAATTTCGAATTGAAACTCACATCTGAACCAACAAACAGAGATTTGCTGAGAGAAACGTCATTATAGAAAATACTTTTATTAGATACGGTCAATACCCCCCCAAAACTGGCATCACTATTCACCGTCAATCCCTTTGCGAAACTCACATCGCTATTCACGTATAATTTCGCATTAAAACTCACGTCACCCTTCACAAACAATTTCGAATTGAAACTCACATCTGAACCAACAAACAGATATTTGCTGAGAGAAACGTCATTGTAAAAATTACTTTTATTAGATACGGTCAATACCCCCCCAAAACTGGCATCACTATTCACCGTCAATCCCTTTGCGAAACTTACGTCGCTATTCACGTATAATTTCGCATTAAAACTCACGTCTCCCTTCACAAACAATTTCGAATTGAAACTCACATCTGAACCAACGTATAATTTTGAGTTAAAACTCACGTCATTTTTTACAAAAACGTTTCCATAAATCGACATACCAGTACTTGCAATTTCGGTCACAATAACTCCTCCACTGATATCATTCGTATTCGTTATATTCTCGCAGCCGTACATGAACACATGATTCAAAGTACTATTCGCGACATTATATACTTGAGCCGTTTTACGAGTGGTTATTCCATTCCATGTACTATATGCTGTGCCGTCCGTATTTGAGCCATACAATACAATTTGAGCGATACCGGAATTATCGTTACAAGTATAAGACTTGGCGAAAAGAGTTCCCTCCTTAGAATAATCGCTCGATTGTACCCGGTTGCTCGATACTTCTGTCGTTATATTATTCACAAATCGAAAAGCAGACATAGAACGATCATACCCCATAAACCCATAAGAAGTATCCGTCAGTTTAAACATAAGTCCTCGATCGAAATAATCGTCCCTCCATCCAGAGCTCAAATCCGCGCTTCCCTCACCTAAAATGATAACAGGATCTTTGATCGTCTGGACGGTCGAATTTATCGTCGTCGTTGTTCCTTGTATGGTGAAGTTCCCTTGTATCGTCGCGTTCCCACCAACAAACAAACTATTAGAAAATGAAACATCTCCGCCGGCAACAGATAATTTATGATCGACGGTCGGCTGCATACCCAATCCAATATTATCTCTGACATATAATTTGCCATTGAATGAAATATCGCCAGAAACATCCAAATTGGTTTTCGGGTCATTTCGACCAATACCTAATCTCCCGCCATTAGGCAGAATAAGTATATCTCCTCCACTGCTGCGGTTCGTTCGGGATGGGGCTTCAACACTACTACTACTATAATAGCCGGTGTCAAGAACTAATTTCGATGCGGGTCTAATTAAAATATTGTCTCCTCCGGATATATTTTGGCCATCGACATAACTACTGATGGCGAGACAAGAATTATTCGCACTCCCTGAGAAATCCGGACCGTACTGTAAAAATGGTTTTTTAGTGGTTGAATCGAAGTATTGTATCGTTGCTTTATCTGTACTATTTATTTTGCTCTGAAATTCTATTTTTGAATCCGCATCGTCCGTCTTTTTACATAATAAAATGGAATTATTAGAAGTGGTAAGACCATTCAAGGTGGTTTCCCCGGAAACAGTCATATTGATGAAAGTAACGTCCCCAGTGACTTCCAGCTGTGCTTGCGATTTCAACGCACCTTTAATAATGAAATCCCCCTGGACATACAAGCTATTTTCAAAATGAACATCCCCACTGACGTCAAGTATTGGTTGGAGTCCAGGTTGCATACTATACGATTCGTCGTCGTCTGACGGCTTTCCGATAGATACTTTTTTATTTGATCCACCATTCGGGAAAATCATTATTTGGCCTCCGCCACCAGACGAAGTAATACTTGTCCCTCCTGTATATACTCCGGTATCTATCACCAGATGTGCTGCAGGGCGAATGATCATGTTATCATTCCCATGTCCGTTATTTGCTGTGCTGATCAATAAACAAGAACTTTTCGCACTGGTGGAGTCATAAAAATTCCCACCATACCTCAAACTCTTTAGTACATCGGATGAANCGCGANATATCATCGAAATATTCAAGCCGTGCGAAATCACCGGAATCAGTCACCCCACTATTAAAAGTAATACGAGACGACTTATATCCCAAGCCTTGATTATCGCGGTTTCCAATCACAATATCTCCATCCACATATACGTTATCGTGAAACGACACGTCATCCTCGACATCTAATGTATGGTAAAATTGCACGTGCTTCCCCACAGCCAATTGACTATTAAACGAAACATCACCACTCACATCTAAAACCGCATTCGGATTAATCTTGCCGACACCGAGATTTCCGCCATTTGGCAAAATCAAAATATCCCCGGCATTCGTAGGACGATTTGACGCTGTAGGAACGTCACCTATAATATAAGCACCTGTATCTAATACCATATTTGCCGCTGCACGAATAATCATATTATCATTATTAGATCCGTCTCCCGATTTCATCGTATGGATCAATAAACAAGAAGACGACACATCGAGCAAACTACTACTACGATCAAAAAAATCACTTCCATATCGTAAGAAACTTATATCGCGAGAATCATCGAAATATTCAAGCCGTGCGAAATCACCGGAATCAGTCACCCCACTATTAAAGGTAATACGAGACGACTTATATCCCAATCCTTGATTATCGCGGTTTCCAATCACAATATCTCCATCCACATATACGTTGTCGTGAAACGACACGTCATCCTCGACATCTAATGTATGATAAAATTGCACGTGCTTCCCCACCGCCAATTGACTATTAAACGAAACGTCACCGGCAACAAACTCTTTCCCGAATATATCCACGTTTTTATTCACACTCAAATCGAAAATATTCAACATTCTGGCCGATACGTCAATGGTAGTATTATCGCAATGACTCGATCGAATGTAAAAATTATCACTGACATCGCTTAGTACATTAGGGATATTGTGCTGATTCAATACCAATAAGGAATTAAATTGCGGAGTGTACGTTTGAATATTCGAAAAATCAAGCGCCACGACGTTATGGTGACCGATACTACGAAAACTCAATTTATCTATATGTTCATTGCTCACTTTCATGAAACCTTCATGGCTGACACAAAAATGTGCAGTACCACTGTCCGCATCGGTCGTTCGATTATTGGAAATGTAAAACCCAGACCCTTTGAAATCATTATCGCAATTACTAAAATCCAAAAAACTCACATGCATGGTAGGTTGCAATGTTCCTTTCAGGACTATCGATTGACCGGTTTTCACGTCAAAGTTATCATTTATAATATTCGTACTCCCATCGACTACCAAATTTCCTTTAATCCAAATCGTACCGTTGAGAGATACCGTATTACTAATGTCGTATAAAGCAGTGTTTAGATTTGGTGGAGGCACATCGTTTTTGTAAAGAAAAGGTTCGGAACTACTGATATCGTCTAAAAAAATCCCCGCCCCTCCTTTTTGAATATGTACGTGATTGGAATGAATGTTGTGATGGAAACTGTTATTGACATGAACATTGCCGCACATATCAATCAGTGTATCTTTCGCATATCGCCCAATGTGAATGGTTTCTACATGGTTTTCGAAAACATGAATTGATTGACGAGTGGTTTCAATATGCCCGTCAATGGAGATCAATGGAGGAGAATCTTCGGGAAACCATAAATCTGGTAAATAAGCATGTACCAATCGACTTCCATAAGTAAAAATGAAATTACATGAATTATCGGTACTATGAACATGGGTCAATTGACGCGTATTGTGAATAATCAACTCTGCATTTCCCATTCCTCTCACCATATCTTCCGTCACCCGATTCCAATTCGATTTCTCTCGGATATCATTTCTTGCATAATAGATGACTCCGTCATTTCCGACCACAATCGCATGAGACAAGTCCCGAACGACCGCATGATTAAAAACAAGACTTTGATTGTCGAATGAAATATCCGTAAAACTTACATCGTAAAATGTTTTTACGGAGATGATGTTGTTCCCGCAAGCGAGCACATAGTCATTCACTTCGGAAGAAGTTATAAACAAATAAGGAGAGCCAAGATTATAATGTTGATTCGGTCCATAAGTAAAAGTATCATTACTTTGTGTATATGTGTATTTGTAAATACACCCACTTGTATCCGCGGTTAATATGGTGGCATTTCCATATAAATCCATGTATCCATCCATGGACGTGATCTGACGGTTAGGATTCATCGTCCCTATCACGTTCGTAGGACTAGAAGAAGAATATGAAAAGAATTTAATTTCGTTACAAGAAATGTCGGTTTCGCCCAATAAAATATTCGAAAAATCAATGGCATATGGTTTCAACGTGGATGCAGTCGGTTTATTATCAAAAAAATCCGGCGATACATCTTTACTCCACTGTACACCTTGAGTATTGGTTCGGAAAATATGTAACACTTCTGCACCTTTCGATACAATCACGGCATTGCTCATGTCAAACGCAAATACACCAAGAGTAGTTTCCTGTGCTTGTCCAGAAGAACCTATTCCGAATGAGATATCCGTGGAATCCCAAGTAATTCCAGAGTCTGTTGTTCGATGTATGGTATTATATGAAATATTGTCTCGAATAACATTTTCTTTACCGACCGCGAGCCCAAATAATGGATTTTTCTTTGAAAAGGACACCGAATGTATGGTGAAATTCGATCGTAAAGCTTCTCGTATTTCTTGGTGGTGGATTTTCAAAGGACCGTTTATATCCAATACATAGTCTTCGGTAAGGGGCATATATGTATTTATCCCTGTTGTGATTCGATTTTTTATAAGATTATTATTACCGGTTGTCACTTGAATTTGAGACGGGAGAAAAGTACCACTCGGATCTTGCCAGCCCATTAATCCCATTTGCCGGGTAGGATCTTTTGGATAATTGCCGCCACCAAAATACCAACCTTTATCTTGATTATTGGAAAAAAAAGCCATGGCAATACCTGAAACATCGAGAGAATGAACGTGCAAAGGGACAGATTTCGAAGAAACGTCATAGATGGAATTCAAAAAGGGCTTTTCATTGAGCGAATTGGATGCAACCACGAGAGATGCCGTACTGGGTTTCAATACAGAGGTGATGGCGACTTGTTTTGGGAAACGAATTTGTTCGGTCGTCGGTTCAAATACAATCGCGGACGATACATCTTCAACATCTGAATGATGGTGCGTGAACACGATTTGGGTATTGGAATTATCCACTTCTAATGCGATTCGATGGTGGTTTTTGTTACGTGCCAAGATATTAGAGGTTTTGTCCGCCGAACTGTATACATGTAATATATTCTGACTCGTTCCGCAAATATCTAAAACCGCATTTGGATTTTCTATATTCAATCCCACTCCGCTCTGATCCGAAATGAAAAAATTCCGATACGAATCTTCCCTTGCGCCATCTGTTCGTTCCCATTCTTTCCCCATGACCAATTTTTGTCTCAGATATATGTTTTTTTCCACATATTCATTAGAACTGATTTTCACGTTTTTATTAAAGGAAGCGTCGTCAAATACATAGAGTTCGCCACTTATCGTAAAGGTTCCTTTATAAGGTGTTCTCATCGCGAATTCGTCGGTGGTAATAGAATTCACCGTAATATTATTCATGGCATCGAATTGCTTTATTCCTCCTGATTTTTTCCAGGTTTGGGACATTTATATATAAGCCACTTTTTAATTCACTGCTAAAACGAGTTTTAAACTTATTGCTTTTTCGCGTGGAGCGTTGTTCTCCTATTCCTTGCTGCTCGTTTCCCTTGTCTTATTCTTCTTTTACTTTTCCGCTTCTTGGTGCGGATGGATGATGGATAAGGGGTTTTTCTAAATACTTTGTGATGAGACGGTTCATTGTCGTAAATGAATTTCTTCCCTTCAATAATCCCTTTCATCGTCACATGTCCGTTTCGATTTAATCCTTGGATCTGAGACTCTTTTCCATCGATGCGTTGGTGTTTTTCGAATGAGCTGACGAAAAAATTCGACATGATTGCGTATATGTATATATTACAATAATTATTTACTGCGAGATTTTTCCGATTTATTCTTTCGGGACCCTTTTCGTACCCTGACCGATTTATGATTATGATTCTTCTTCGACGCACATTTTTTTATAAACGCGAGTATTTTCGATTTTACAAGAGGACTAATCAATTGCTTGACGATATCCTGGTAAAACGACCGAAATTCTTTTATGCGCGCGTTCATCCTAGTTACACTAAACCACTGGATCTCGATTTTCTCAAACAGTTTTGTTTTGCTGAGCATTTTCTTGTCCATCCGTTTCCAAAGAAACGCATGATTCCAATTATAATATTTCGGCAAATTCGGGTCGTATTTCAAATAGAATAGGTGAATATGGTAATTGTTAAAGGTAAGTTGTAAAGACCCACCGTTCTGTTTCATATGCTCTTCTAATCTCTCACCATCTCCTAAAAATCCGGTCAGTTCTTCTCCACCTTCTCTTAATGCCGTTTGTCGTATATTCTCTCCTTTCTCTACTCCGCCACCAAAATCTGAAAACCCTTTCGCACTGTCTTCGAATTCATTTTCTAAACCGAATAAAAAATACAATTTCCCTTTATGGATCGTCACTGGCAACACACTCGATCCGGTCATTATTGTATATATTACCACATCTTTTTTTCTCGCTCTCTATCTCTCTCTAATAAAAAGGGGATATAAACGGTGTTTCATGGAATAGTCCAACGCAATGGATTCGTCCACTGGATATTTGGAAATTATTCTTGGCCCGATGTTCTCGGGGAAAACATCGAAACTGATTGAAATATACAAGCAATACAGATTTTGTGATATACACCGGTATTGGCAATCAATCATTCCGACGACACGAGATTTTCTTCCTCTTCCTCTTCCTCTTCCTCTTCCTCTGTACAGCAAATGACCTCGCACGATCTTCAATTTATAAATTGCGTCCAAAGCGAAACCATCCGTAATATTATCGATACACATATCGTTCGCAATAATAAAAAGCAACCAATCGTCGTGTTGATTAACGAAGGGCAATTTTTCCAAGATCTTCAGGAAGGAGTATCTGAACTGGTCAATACATATAAAGCACATGTGTACGTGGCAGGATTAGACGGTGATTTTCGAAGAGAAAAATTCGGGCAAATATTAGATTTGATTCCATTGTGTGACAAGGTATATAAGTTACATGCATTGTGTGTTCGCTGCAAAAACGGTAAGAAAGCCATTTTCTCACATCGAATGATGACGTCGTCGTCATGTACAGTAGAACAAAAAATAGTCGGAGCAGAAGATGTATATCAACCGTTATGTAGAGATTGTTTCATTTAGGATATTATTGGATATTGACTCACATATCTAGGAGAATACAATCTCTAATATTTTTTTTACGATTTGTCATCGATCAAACTTTATAAAAACTGGTGAATATATATCCAATGTCCGCAATAATCAATTACCCTACGAACAATACTACTATACGGACAGCAGTTTCATCTTTTTTTACCTATCCTACCGATTATCACATAACATATGGTAATATAAGCACCTGGGATTTAAGCGGATGCACAGACTTAAGTTTTATATTTCACGGTCAACCAAATTTTAACTCGGATATAAGTAAATGGAATGTGAGTAAAGTAACAAACATGCACGGAATGTTTTTCCAATGCACAAATTTTAATGCGGATATTAGTCAATGGAATGTAAGTAGTGTAACAAATATGACCGAAATGTTTTATCAATGTCGGTCTTTTAATAAGGATATTAGTCAATGGAATGTGAGTAATGTAACAAATATGCATGCTATGTTTTACGGACATGTCAATTTTAATGCGGATATTAGTCAATGGAATGTAAGTAATGCAACAAGGACATCCGAGATGTTTAGGGGTTGTTCGAACTTTAATGCGGATCTCAAAAAATGGAATGTAAGTAATGTAACAAACATGTCCTCTATGTTTGCTGAGTGTCCGAAATTTACTGCAGATCTCAGTAAATGGAATGTTAGTGATGTAAGTGGAAGTGGTAATATAGAAAGTATGTTTCAAGGTGCTACACTTTTTAATGCAGATCTTAGGGATTGGAATGTTAAAAGAATTTCGCAGCCGGCGAGTTTTAATGCTAGTGCTCCTAATCTTACCTTAGTACCCAGATGGGGTAATACCTGGCCCGATATATCAGCGAGTTTGACCTCGATTACATTTGATTCGTCTGTTTCATCGTTGTCTCCTACATTTGAGACTGGTCATTCGTATTATACAGCAACCAGTATTCTATCATCAAGGTCAAATCAAGTCATAACTGTTACTCTTAGACCCACCGCATACGACTCCACTGCAGTTATTACCGTGAATGGCGTCGCCGTTACTTCTGGAAATTCTATTACTGTTACATTCAACAACAATGGCATACTAAATGTAAATGACATATTAATTGCATTGAGTAAAAGTGGTGTAACGCATAGTTACTCGATTACCTTAACCACTGTGATCCCTCAACATTTTTCTGCGGTGAATAATGAAGTTTCGACAAGAATTCAACGTTTGCGAATAAATATGGATAACACCCCTTTAGATTCTCCTATCGTACAATTTGTTCAGGATATCAGCAACAATTCTTCTGGGTTTATATCCAACGCCGTAAATCAGCGATTCATTTTCGGATCCTATTTACACTCTAGTAACCCGTTGGAACTGACGTCGACGATGAATTGGACAGGAACTACAGTAAGTTCCAGCGTCAAAGCAAATTCTTTCCTGGCATTCAGCGATATTCGGCTGAAACAGAACGTAGAAACCTTGACAGAAGCACAAGGCGTGGATAATATAAGAGTGGTTCAGTATAATAATAAAGGCGACAATTCAAAACATTTCGGAGTCATTGCCAACGAACTCTCTGAAATATATTCAGAGTTGGTCCATTCGTCTGGTGAGAACAACATGCTATCTGTATCATACCTTGAACTAATTCCGATTTGTATCAATGAAATTCAACGAATGAAGAAAAAACACGTAGATTTACAGTCACAAATGGAATTACTTAATGATTACGTCGTCATTGTTATACTGTTGTCGTTTCTTTTTTCTTTTTTGTAATATTCTACAGAAATATAGTTTTCACATCGTTTGTTGTTGGATTGTACGCATACTTTTCGAAATGAAGTTCCCCTTCTTTTTCTATTTTCTTTTCTTCGATTTTGTCCTCTTCCTCATCCTCCTCTTCTTCTTCGTATTCGATGAGCGGGATTTTTTTATAGAATTCCTTCACCACCGGATGGACTTTGATTTTATCGGGTCGAAATCCACTCAGATACAAACCTTCCAGATTTTCAACTCGACTTAAAGCGACATAGGATTGACCATATTCAAATATAGTGTTTCCAATATCAATCTCTGCCATAGGCAAAGTGGCGCCTTGTATTTTATGGATAGTAATCGCCCAGGCAAGTCTCAATGGGATTTGTCCAATAGCTAATGTCGGGTATTCTTCCGACTGCCAATATTTCAAAGGCATTTGTCGAGTGATTCCATTCGAAAACAAGACAACGGGAATAAAGAATGAAGACCCCATCCCCCCACCCACCACGAAATCCGTAATCACGCCGATAGACCCATTGCAAATCCCAGCTTCCATATCCAGATTTACAGTACACATCACGTTAGCTCCTTTTTTCAAAGATAAAATACGTTCGCACGGACAATTATTAATCAAATATTCCAACTCCGCCTCGACCTTATGGATAGTCAGATCTCGACGACATTTCATCAACGTTTCTTGCCCAATCAGTTTGAACGAATCTATGTAGGTAGAACAGTCTTTTTTCTTTACAAAATTGTATTCGAAACAAGGTTCGTCGATTGCCTGGAACATTTGTTGGTTGATCTCTTCCACTTTTCTATTTATCGCAAATAACTTGGTAGGGACACAACCGTTGTGTTTCGCTTTATCGAAAGGACGGCGGAGACAAGTATTCAACACGGCAACATTCTCTGTGGTTATACTACCTACTCGAATACCGTTTAGGATTTCTTTATAAACAGGATCTTTTTGTCTGAACACTGTTTTCAACTCGACATGATGATCCCATGAAAAAGTAGATTCCCAATCGACGGATTCAAAACAGAATTCTCCTGATCCTGGTTCTATTCCTCCTACTGGAGGCAATTGATAGAAATCGCCCGTAAAGATCAGTTGCAGCCCACCAAAAGGTCTTGAATCGCACCGAATTTTCTTTCCAATGAAGTTCAATATATCAAAAATACGTTTCGACATCATACTCACTTCATCCACAACCAGAACTTGAGTCGTTCTCCACTTGGTCACCAGTTTTTTATTGACTTTCACGGAATTATAAATCTCTTCCATGGTCCCTTTTGCTAATCGTATTCCGCTCCAGGAATGTAAGGTAACTGCATTACACCCTAAAATAATAGCGGCACAACCAGTCATGGCACAAATCTGGATTTTCTTTTTAGTAGCCATGATTTGTTTTATCAAACAGGTTTTTCCGGTTCCTGCTGGACCAGTGATTAACAGATTATGCCCTTCCTCAAAGAGTTGCAAAGAGTATTCTTGTTCCAATGATAACTGTGATCGGTTCATCGCGTTCTTCGTTATACGTGTTTATTGTTTACGTGTGTAAAGGATAAATATTCAATTTTATACATATTCTATTTCCAAGGCAAAAGAGAAATCCATTTGATTCAAATCGACCGGATTCCCGCATTCATCGAGTAATTCTATATGGAGACGCTGGATATCCGTTCTACTCGAATATGTTCGGCGGTTCGACAATAATGACCCATTACACGTATTTCCACAAATAACCGATCCGAAAACGTGGAAAAACGGATCTATGACAAGTCTTGCGATGGCGTGTTGATTTGTATATGAAATAGACGTGGGTGTAATAAAGGAATGATTGGCCGGTGCGTATTCGTCGATATTCAAATACAAATAACGGAGAGGATGTAGATTCACAAACGTTTCAGATACGATGTATCCATTTTCAAGAATACTGTAGGAAGGTTCTCTGAATCCCAATAGCCACCCCAATTTAGATTTGAAATTCAGTTTATCCTTATTCCCAAATTCATCCACGTCGAAATGAAAAATATATTTTGGACTTTGTACATTATTATAAAACTGGATTTTATGTGTATTCACATCGATGGTCACGTCAATGTCGGTAATTCCGTTTATACCACTGGTTAATTGATTTTTAATTTCCGCGGCCAAGGAGGATAGCGTGTAATTCCCATCTTCAATTATAATCGGAATTTTGGTACCACTACCATTTTCTACAGTAAAAAAAGTATTCTTGCGCTGCAGAGAAAAGTTATGAATACTCGCCGGAATCTCAATATTCATCACTCTCATGCTTTGAACATTATTAATGGATTGAGGCAAACTACATTTGAATTCCGCGTATTTTCCAGATTGATACTCCTCTTGGAATCGCGTATCAATGTTTAAATATTTCTTTTTGGTTTCTTTATAGACATTTGTCATGACCATATGTCCTCCTTGCTCCTTCACGACCGGATCCATAAATGTCCGTTTATCTTTATCAAAATACTTACTCATCTATATCTTAATACAGGACATCTTATTTTCCGCAACTGTTACACGATGTTCCTTTCATTTGATCAAACATATTTCCTCTAAACCGATAAAGATTTATCACATTCTCCGTCGTCGAAGCGCCAGTAGTTCTTGTCGGAAAGCCAGTAGTTCTTGTCGGAAAGCCAGTAGTTCTTGTCGGAAAGCCAGTAGTTCTTGTCGGAAAGCCAGTAGT